TTAGTCCAGTGTCTGCACTAAGTGTTGCAGGTGTAGTAACAGCAGGAACACCGGGAACACCAGGCGGACTAGCAGTAACTGACGGTGGCAGTCCGGGATCGACAACTGTATTTTCAGTTAGCCCCTCGGCAGGGATAGCTACATCACTTAATACTACTTTTACTGGAAGTACAGTAACTATTGCCGGTGGACAACTAATTTTAAGTGCAGCCACCGCAGATAGTTCAGTAATTTTACCACCACCGACTACAGGTACCCCGTTATACGATATCGGTAGCCAATTTCAACCGTTTAGAAATGTTTATGCTCAAAACTTCGTGGGTGCGTTTGTTGGTAACTTCGCTGGTTCAGTTACTGGTTCAGTTACTGGAACTGCCGATGCTCTTAAAACTCCTACATTGTTTACTGTAGCAGGTGACGTTGCAACGCCAACAACAGATCCAGGCGTAAGTTTTACTGGAAGTCAACCGTTAGGAACTGCGGTTCTTAATGTTGCAGTACAACCACAAATGATTGGCGGGCAAAAACTTGCATCCTCATCTTTAAATAGTGACAAGATACTAGTATTACAAAACGATACCAATCTTGTAAAAATGACAAAAGCAACATTCTTGCAAGGTGTAGCACAGTACGCAATACCAGTTGGGTCTATTATGCCTTATGCAGGTCCAGCATCTTCTGTGCCACCCGGATGGTTGCTGTGTGATGGAAGTGAAGTTAATAGAACTACCTATAATACATTGTTTAATTTATTCTTGTATACATACGGAGCACAAAAATCTCTCAAAGGCAACAACACATTTGCATTGCCAGACTTGCGTGGACGTTTCCCATTAGGGCTTGATAACATGAATAACTATGGTAATATTCCAGGGTTCGTTCAAGCAACTACTTCTGGAGGAACAACAGTTAATACTGGCGGACAAATTGGTGCGGCAGGAAGAATTACACCATTAGCGGCCAACGTTCTTGGCAACTATGGCGGAAATCAAAGTGTGGTTCTTGATGTTACAAATATCCCACAGCACACACATAATCTACAAAGTGCTAATAATGTTCAATACTATGCACCTGGAGCAGAAGGTGCTACAAGTGATACTAGTGCTAATGCAAATTTTGGATATGGTATACCTACTGGTGCAGGCAATACAGGTTATGGTATTTCAACTACTGGAAATGTAAATGCTCCTACAGTTGGCCAGGGTGTAAACACAATGAATCCATATTTGTTCATTAACTATATAATTTTTACCGGTAGCCTATAATGACCTATGCAATAACTTTAACAAATGGTAGTACATTAACAGAAATTAGCAATGGTGTTATTGATCAAACTCACACTGATCTTACATTAATTGGACAAAATTATACCGGCTACGGTACTTTTTTAAATGACAACTTTGTTCATCTATTAGAAAACTTTTCAAATACAATACAACCACCGAATCCGATTATGGGACAGTTGTGGTATGATACTAGTTCAAATGTATTAAAAGTTTATAACGGAACTAATTTTACGCCTACTGGAAATACAGTAGTTGCATCTTCAGCACCAAGTGGCCTTGCAACAGGACAACTTTTTATTGACAGTACAACTAGCCAATTATATTTTAATGATGGATTAGAGACGAACCTCGCAGGACCAATTTACACTAAGGCACAAGGCCCATCGGGTTTCGAAGTAGTAGATGTATTTGACGTATATGGAACTAGTCAAACCATTGTTAAACTGCTAGTCGGAAACACCCTATTAGGTATTTTTAGTAAAACAGCATTTACCCCAAATTCACCTATTGACCAGTATACTTCATCTGCATCAATAACTGGTACTCAAGTTGGGTCAACTTTAACCGTTACGGCTGTTACATCTGGCACACTCAGTATAGGACAAACCCTAGTTGGAACTGGAATTGCTGCCGGTACTACTATAACTGAATTTTTATTAGGTCCCGGTGGTCAAGGGCAAGCTCAAGGCGGTGTTGGCACATATGGAGTAAGCACAAACGCTAATGTGCCGTCTACAAATATAACTGCAATTTATGGAAGTATCAAAATTGGTTTTAATGTAGGTACATACGGCGGAATACAATTTAATGTTCCGACCCTACAGGCTAATTATTTGTTATCTCCGGCTGGAACTTTATTAAATTCTAGCAGTTTTGTCAGTGCATCGGGCGATTCTACTATTTCTAATGGTGGACTTACAATACAACCAACAGCAACTGAGCCTGCACTGGTGTTAGGTTCAGCAGGACAAACTCAAATAAATGTTAATGCTAATAGCACAAACGTTTTTCAAATACAATCAGTGTTTGCTAATCAAGATTTTGATATTACATTAAAGACTGGATCTACAAGTGCATCTGCATTGCACATTATTGCTAGTACACAGCGTACTGGAATCTATACTAATGCTCCACAAGCTACACTAGATGTAAATGGAACATTTAGAATAGCATCAGGAAATGCCCCAGCTCACAATAATTCAGTAGGTGTCACTGGTCAAATTGCATGGGATTCCGGGTACATTTATGTTTGTACAGCAACAAATACCTGGGTAAGAGCGGCTCTTTCAAGCACCTCTTGGTAACAGTCCAAATTATGATAAATACACTGAAATAAGGAACGAGCGACACTATGTCATACACAATTAATCATTTTAACGGCACACCATTAGCAACGATTGCCGACGGTACAGTAAACACTAGCACCGATCTTACCCTAATCGGTAAGAATTATGCCGGGTATGGCCAAGCACAAAACGACAATTTTGTCTGGTTGCTAGAGAATTTTGCCAGTGCATCTCCAGGCCCATCCAACCCACAAGCTGGTCAAATATGGTATAACACTACATTAAACAAATTGCAGTTTTACGATATTAATGGTACTTGGCGTACAACAGGCGGTGCATCAATTGGCAGCTCATTCCCAACAAATTTAACAGTAGGCGATTTTTTCTTTAATACTGCTAGTAATCAATTATATGCATATACTGGAGTGGGAAATCCTCCATTTACACTTATTGGTCCTCAGGAAGTTGTAGGTGCAATGACTACACAAATGTTATCAACTACTGTAACTGACAGCAATAATGTACACAGACCAGTTATCCAAGGCGTAGTTGATGGCCAAGTAGTGTTCATGATTAGTAGCACATCATTCTTATTACCTACAGGTCAAGTCACTGGATTTGATCAAATTAATCAAGGTATTACTTTAACAGGAACATTAGCCGCTGATAATGGAGTTACTGCTGGCAGTTTTGAATTTACTGGTACGGCAACGAACGCAAAAGCATTAAACGGTGTGTCTGCTAGTAGTTTTGTTACATCATCGGCCGCTCAATTTACAGCTTCGGCTACTTTTTCAGACACTGGATTTGTAATTGGCAATCCAACAGCTAAATTATCGATTGCTAATGATTCTACTACAGGAGTTCCGACACTTAAAAACGTTAATGGTCCTCAAATCAACTTTGTAGTAACCTCCGGTGCTAGTACTATTAATCCAATGACAATTAATGGTACTGATTTATTACCCGGAATCACATCGACTTCTAGTTTAGGTTCACAAACTTTACAGTGGTTAAATGTCTATGCTACAAACTTTTATGGTACAGCAACAAACTCTAATTATTTAAGTGTTGGTGGTACCTACGTTTCAGCAACTACAGGTGTTCCTGGCGGTAACGTACTCAGTGTTGCGGCAAGAGATACAAGCGGCAATTTAACAGCCAATGTGTTTAATGGTAATGCTACAAGCGCAAACTATGCCGACTTGGCTGAAAAATATCTACCATCGCCTGAATATCCTAACTATTCACCAGGTACAGTAGTATGTGTAGGCGGATCAAAAGAAATTTGTCCAGCAACTTACGGTTCTAAAGCTATTGGTGCAATAAGTACCAACCCTGCTTATATGATGAATCAGGATCTAGCTGGTGGTATATATGTAGCACTTAAAGGTCGTGTACCGGTTAGATTAGTAGGCGGATGCACTAAGGGCGATTTAATTGCACCCTATGGCAGTGGTCAAGCCGCAAGTATAGGCAATCCGGCTGGTACGAATAGTGGCGGTAACTTGTTTAGTTCAGATGATACTGCACCTATTTGTTTTGCAGTGGCACTAGCAGATTGCACAAACTCAGATGAAACACTAGTCGAATGTGTTATTTTATAAATAGTTTTTAAAGAAAAAGGAATATAAATGTCAGCTGTTTTCCAAGGATATATTAACAACGGTGCAGATGGAGTAGCGGGTACTACACTACATGTTACTTCAATGACCAGTGGTGCTATTACATTAGGAATGGTGTTGACATCTGGCTCTACAATTCCATCAATTACTTATGTTTCTGCCTTTATTAGCGGTACTGGCACAAACAATGGTGGTACTTATACTGTTAATTACAGTCAAAGTTCAGGCACTTCAACCGGCCCTATTACTATTGCTGGTAATATGACTACAGTTGCCGCAAATGACTTTAATACAATTCAAGCTGCCATTTCTGGTATTTACGGAAAAGTACCAGCCGGCTACGGACAGAATTTAAGCACATTTGATGCCGCGGTTGCTACTGGTGCTAAGATTACTGCCGCACAATGGAATGCATTACAAGCTGATATCACAGCGGTAAATTGGCATCAACTTAATGCGGCTCCTGTGTACAACGGAAACCCACTAACTACAGCAACAAATACTGTAAAAATTAGACAAGCTGACCGTGCCGCATATCTTGCAGTTGCGTTAGCATTATCAAATCCTAGTCCTACTACAATCGGCGGCGTAAGCTATCCAGGTTGTTATGTAAAAGCTGCCACTAATCAATTTACTAATCCGGTTCCAGGTGCATCAGAAAACGATAACAGTTTCCCAGCAGTTAGCGTTCGCAACCAAAGCTGGGGTAATACTAGTAGCGGTACATCATATGGTACTCAACCATCTGGTAAACAAAGTGTAATATGCGAAACTACACTAACATTTACTGCACAGGGCGGTTACAGTGCCAATCAAATTGCAGAATGGTTCTTCCAATCAGGTAGTTCGATTACATTTAGCGGTTCTAGACAGTTTGGTACTGTTTCAGGAAAAAATACATCTTGGACAGCATTATTAAACAACATGGGAACTATTAGTTTTAGTTATTCGGGAGTTACTGCTACCGGTAATCCGGTGTTATCATCCGGCGGATCCGGCCTAACAACATATGGTTGGAACTGGTTCAATAATAATAAAGGTGCAAACGGTATAGTTATTTGTACTAACAGTCTAGGAACAACAGGTTCAAGTTTGTATGCTCCTAACCAATATACATTAACTGCTAGTATAGATGCAACGGGCAGTATCTTAACATTTATTGCAACATTCTCGGACTTATCAACAGCCTATACAAAGACACAAGCAGACGGTGCAGTAGGCGGAAACCCAAATGATACTACTACGTTTAGTATTGATGATCCGGTTGACGGCACACTAACCAGCATTATGAATGTTAAGTATGCAACTGGACCATATGTGGATGTTACTGCCTATTTGCCAACGGTTGCAACACCAGTTCTACTAGGAACTTAATCAGTTATTTTTCACCTATCGGCTTGACAAGCTAATTACTGTAGTGTATTATATTACATTACGGAGTTATCTATGGATGAAAGAATTGAAAAAGCGTTTGCTGTAGCCAATTACATGTCTACGTTGAGCAATCAAAGACGAATAATTTTAGAAGAATACCAGCAAAAATTAGTTTATTATGTTAACGGTGCTACCTTTAAAATCACACCAGAACTAATTAATTTTGCAAAAACAGCACTGGACCTAGGTCATACTACAGATGTAGCATTTGTAGATTCTAATAATTTCCCATTAATTGTAGCAGATGTTCAAGAATTTTTTGATAATATCGTTGAGATATACTTTTCATCTACAAATGAGTATGCAGTCAAGTACGCAGATTTAAAAAGCAAAAGAAAAATTTCTGATATAGTTGAGTTATGACAACTGGCGCAGTAATCTTTTCTCAAAACAATTCTAATATTGACTACACTAAACTGGCAATATTTGCCGCCAGCAGGGTTGAAAAATATCTAGATATTCCTGTAAGTCTTATCACAGACAATAAAGATTGGCTTTTGAAAGCATACCCAGATCATAAATTTGATCAAGTGATTGAAATACCTTACGTTGAAGCTAATCAAAGACGAACATTTTATGATGGCAGCCTTGCAAGCAAGATGCTCGAATGGCGAAATTTGTCAAGAAGTCAAGTGTATGATTTAACTCCATATGATAGAACATTAGTTATAGACAGTGATTATATAATTAATTCTTCTATTTTAAAACCAGCCTTAGATAATCAATACGATTTTCAAATTTATCATAACAGTTTTGATTTGACTGGTAACAGAGATGTAGGCGCATTTAATCGAATCAATGAATATTCAGTTCCTTTTTATTGGGCTACAGTTTTTATCTTTAATAAAAATTCTATAATGCAATGTTTTTTTGATCTTGTAGAATATATTAAATCTAATTGGATTTATTTTAGAACACTGTATGGAATAGATGCACCTGTATATAGAAATGATGTTGCATTTAGTATTGCCATCCACATAATGAACGGAAAAACAAATGGAGAGTTTACAGTAGAGCTTCCCGGAAAAATGATATTTTCAGCAGATAGAGATATCTTAATTAGTACAGACAATGATAAGATGAAATTTCTAATTGAAAAGAAAGATTTTTATGGAGAGTATACTCTGGCTAAAACTACTGGACTAGATGTACATGTAATGAATAAATTTAGTCTTAGTCGATATATTGACGGAGGCAATGGTGTCTAAAGGATTTTTAATTTTTGCACAAAATACCGACATTGATTATGTCAAACAAGCCTACGCATTAGCGTTAAGTATTAAACACAGCCAGCCGACTATCAATAATGTTTCTTTGGTAACAAATAGTGTTGTACCTGAAAAATATCGTAAAGTATTTGACCAAATAATTCCTATTCCTTGGTTTAAGGCAGATGGAAACAGTCCGCTTGCGGCAGAACATCGCTGGCAATTATATCATGCAAGTCCCTATTCTGAAACCATTGTGTTAGATGCTGACATGTTGTTGTTAGAAGACATTGCCAGTTGGTGGGATTATTGTTCTCCTTATGATGTTAAATTTTGTTCAAAGATTAATAATTATAAGTTAGAAAATATACTAGTTGATACATTTCATAGAAAAACATTTATTGCAAATAAATTAACTAACCCTTATTTTGCCCTACACTATTTTAAAAAGGGTGATAAGGCACATGAATTTTATAAAGTATTGGAATTTGTAATTAATAATTGGGAATGGTGTAACACAAAATTTGCACCAGAGCTATACCAGGAATGGCCCAGTATGGATCTAGCAACAGCTATTGCTATAGAAATCACAGGAACTCATGACGAGGTGATTGACAACTGTAGTCCGTTATCGTTTATTCATATGAAGATACCACTGCAAGGATGGACTATGATGTCTAATAGTTGGCAAGATACTGTACCGTTCGTGTTGAACTCAAAAGGTGAATTAATAGTTGGCAATATTAAACAGACTAAGTTATTCCATTACGTAGAAAAGAATTTTATAACATCTGATATATTAACACGATTGGAGAATTTAAATGCCTCGTAAAAAATATGTTCCGCCAGCTCCTATCGTAATGAAATTTTATCTGCATTACGATAAAGATACAGGCATTTTAAAAAGTATATCTAATGATGTATCGTATCACGGATACAGTAATTTTGAAATATCAGCTGGCGACTATAAATTGTTTATCGAAGGAGTTAAACGTCCTCAAGACTATTTAATTTTAAGTAATAACGATGAAATTACTCTAGTAAAGGTAATAGATCAATCTTACGAATTTAAAAATAAAATGTTTGAGTGGATTAATATGCCACCTACTACTGATACAGAAGTTACAGTCGAATGGATTAAGTCTACAAGGCATTGGAAATTTTCTTTATCTGATTCTGCTAAATCATCTGTACTTCCAGATTCGAACACTGTAATATTATTTTTTATAACGTTAGCAGATGATTTTGACTTCTTAATAAGAAGTATTGCACTTAATATAAATGAGCTAGCTATAAAGGATTTGTACGTTCCTTTTAGATACGATATTGAAGATCAAATAGCTAAAATATCAATGTCTACAAAACTACATTTTAAAAGTTACGGATTGATTATAAATGATTAAAGTTATAGAACAAGATATTATATTTCTCAGCTACGATGAACCCAACGCTGAAAAAAACTATGCAGACTTATGCAACAAAGTACCTTGGGCAAAGCGTGTGCATGGTGTTAAAGGTAGCGATGCCGCACACAAGGCATGCGCCGCACTAAGTGAAACAGAATACTTTGTTACAGTAGATGCAGATAATATTGTAGACCCTAAATTCTTAGAAGTTGAAATTGATATTGATGCTCTCGGATTGACACCGGATCATGTGTTCAGCTGGTGCGGCAAAGTTCATGTTAATGGATTAATGTACGGCAATGGCGGCTTAAAATTATGGACACGTAAATTTGTCAACAATATGAAGACTCATGAAAACTCAGATCCCGATGATACTAAGGGACTAGTAGAGTTTTGTTTTGACGATAAGTACTATCAATTCAACGAAAATTTCAGTGAAAGTTTTACCAATGCAACTCCATTCCAAGCATGGAGAGCAGGCTTCCGTGAAGGCGTAAAGATGTCATTAGATCAAGGTGCTAAGGTAGAAAAACTACAAACTGTTTGGTGGCAAAATTATCATAGATTACTCATATGGGCAAGTGTGGGTGCTGATGTAGAAAATGGAATTTGGTCAATTCTTGGAGCTAGAGAAGGAGCCTATTTGACCAATTGTACAGATTGGGATTATAGCAATGTACGTGATTTTGAATACTTAACAAAACGTTGGTTAGATAATCATGAAGGATCAGATCCAGAAAAGACCACTGCTTATATTAATTTTTTAGGCGATGAACTTAGAGAAAAATGCGAACTAGAAATTAGTAATTTGGATCCGTCCGGTAGCAAATTTTTTAAAACTGTTTATAGCAACACCCCGAGAATAATACGTAAACGCAATGTATGATATTTTCTTTATTTCTAATAAGTTAAATGACAAAAACTTTTCTGTTTTAAAAGAAAGATTTCCATTGGCTAGGCAAGTTTCATCATTTGATGATGCTAAAAAGAAATCTTTTACCAAATTCTTTTGGATAGTTTGGCCTGATTTAATAGTCAATGACGACTTTAATTTTGATTATCAAGTTCCAGAATGGGATAAAGACTATATTCACGTATTTAAAAATAACGAATTCTATGACGGAATAATACTGTTTCCAAAATCAAAATCTGTATCTAAAAAAGAAATTGATTATAGATTTTTTGTTAATAAAAAAGAAATAGATGTACAAGCAAGTACACCTGCACAATATGATATTTTTAATATTAGTACCTTTGAAGAATATCAATCAGCAATGGAGACAGCTACTACTGATCTATTTTGGGTTATCCCGCACGAAGTAGAACCGTTAGATGATTTTAAATTTGATTTATATTTTAGTCATCATAATATGCAAGAACGAAATATGAATCACGTGTTTAAAAATGCCGATGTAGATGAAAACAAATATAACGGAATAATGCTTTTATCAAAATTTAAGCCTCTTGCAAAGAGAGAATTTAATTTTAGATTCCCAGTCAATAAAAAAGAATACCCTGTTGTTGCTAGTAAGTTAAAACCTTATGACATTGTTTTTATCAGTTATAACGAAAAAAATGCAGACGATAATTGGAACAAATTAATATCAAAATTTCCTAGAGCCCAGAGAGTTCATGGAGTTAAAGGAATACATAATGCTCACATTGCCGCCGCTAAATTAACAACTACTCCGATGTTTTGGGTAGTAGATGGTGATGCTGTTATTAAAGACTCTTTTGATTTTAGCTTGCTATTGCATCATTGGGATAGAGATACTGTATATGTATGGCGCAGTCAAAATCCAATTAATAACTTAGAATATGGTTACGGTGGTGTTAAATTGCTACCTAGGAATCTTACTTTAAATATGGATGTTAATAGTGTGGACATGACTACTAGCATTAGCACTAAATTTAAAGCAATGGACCAAGTAAGTAACATTACAGCATTTAATACAGATGCATTTAGTACTTGGCGTTCAGCTTTTAGAGAGTGTTGTAAACTAGCAGTAATTAACAATGAGGAGGCATTGGCTAGATTACACTTTTGGTGTCAATTAAATACCTATGTTCCATTCGGTAGCTATGCTTACATGGGTGCTATTCAAGGTCGTCAATACGGTGAAAAAAATGCCTCCAATCCGGAGGCACTGGCCAAGATAAATGACTTTATTTGGCTACAAGATCTTTGGCAAGAGGAAAAATCTCAGCTATCACTTTAGCACAAGCAATAGCAACTTCCTGGTGCTCTTTCTGTGTACCATTTGCACTACGTAATTCAATAAAATGAATCCAACTGCGTAGTGTGCCGTTCATATATAACCGACTTTCAATAAGGCCTTCCGGCAGAACAGCACGAGCTTGTTCTTTGGCAATACCTTTTATAATAGCCCATTCATATGCATCACGTGCCTGTTTAATAACAAGCTCTTGCATACGTTCCCATTGATAGGCAAGAAAACGATCTTCATCGTTATTATGCACATCTAACTCTATGCTATTTTGTCTATTTTTTGTGTCTTGCTTTCTAGCATCTCGCAATACAAACGACAAGTCTTTAGTAGGGTCAGCATATCGCTGACTGAACTCTTGGAAACTGAAGCTTCTATGTCTAAGGATCTGTCGGGCAATGTCTCTGGTAGTGGTGATTTCAATACAGGCACTGACCATTTCGAGTGGGCTCCAGTGTTGGTGTTTGACCAAGTATCGGATGAGTTTGTCTGACGTCTCTGTGTTAAGCTGATTCGATGGATTGGACACACGGGCGCAATAGGCAATGAGTTCTTGGGCGTCATCAATTCCCATGCTTGCAAATTCTTCGGTTGGCTGGCTGAAACTAAGTAGTCTAACATCCATTATTTATAACTTCTTTTTCTTTAAAAATTGTTGAGTCAGCTTCTCCATGTCCTTACGCACACGTTCTGTATCTAATTTAAAGTCAACATTATCGATATTGTCTTCATAGTTTTTACAAACTTCTGCTAAGTTCTTTTCAAAAGAAGCCCAACCCTCTCGTTTGGTTTTTGCTGTTATTTTTATTTCCCAAGATTTTCCGTCTTTAAAATTGACCAGAACGGCGTGGAGATACCTAAGAGGTAACACATTTAAGCGCACATCACCGAATACTTCTGGCCAATGTTCAACAACGTCCTTGGGAAGATGTCTTCCCATTTGCGTCATTTAACTGTTTTTTTCTTGGCGGTAGGTACCAATTCTTCTGCTTTACGTCTCATTGCGGCAGCTTCTTTGGCTAACTTGTCAGCTTGGCTACGATAGAACTTTGCTTGATCTTCTGGAGTAGCATCGGCACTAGGTGCAGTCGCTTCTACAGTTGCAGTTGGCGTAGCTTCTACTTTAGCTTCTACTTTCTTTTCTTCTGGCTTGTCACTAGGTTTATCTTTCAATGACAAATCATCTACAGCAACACCGCGCTGTTCAGCAATAATTTGATTAAGTTCTGATAACGGAATTGAAAATCCTGATGTAGGAGTCATTTCAATACTAGCTGTTGGAGCCTTAATTAATCTTCCTGAAGCATGTAATGCTGGTAGCATTGTTGCGCCATCTGGGAATTGTGTACGAGCCATTGCTTCTGCAAATTCATACGCTTCTTGTCCAGCTGAACTTTCTACTAGATTGATCAATGCGTCATGATAGATATCTGGTAAATTTTCTGTTGGAACAATAAGACATTCGTGTGCTTCTCCGGGCAGTGTGCGATATGCCACTAAGCATTTCTTTTTAGTGGAAATAACACGGCCGACGTGTTTGAGTTCGGCCATATTATTCTCCGGTAGCTGGTGCTGTTGGTGCAGGTGCAGGTGCAGGTGCGGCAGCTGGTTGAGCTGGTTGTTGTGCGGCTACTGTATCTAAGAATGTTGTTAACTTAGTATAAGTTTGACCTACTGCAACCATTTCATTTGGCTTAAATGCACCACGTGAACTAGCGATGTCAATAATAACCTTAAGTGCGTTAAGATCGTTAATTGTTAGATCGGCGGGCGTTTGTGCATTTGGATCTTGTTGTACTGTATCTACCATGATATCTCCTTAATGTGTAATATACGTATATAATTATCTTTGTTGTAAATACGGACAGGCAATCGTGAAGAAACTGAGTTCTTTTTCACTTTCAAAACCAACAGTAGTTGTATACACTATTGTGTTGGTGTTATCTAAAGCAATACTTTGCCCTATGTAATACCTATTATTTAAGTTATGTCTTATCCATTCATCGATAGATTTGACGTAAGGAGGATTATACTTTTCTAAAGTAGTATACTTAAAATGAGGAGCGGCAAACTCAACCCTACGCAAATCGAAATAGTTTAGAGGATTGGGTTTGCCTGTTTTTAATGCCATTATGCTGATTCCGTAGCAAACTGGTAATAAGCATATTCTCCAAATGGTGGAACAATTTTGTCATTACCGTGAATAATGAATACTGTATCACAATAGT